GGAGGCCCGACCCCCATCACGCGCCGCTTTTCATAGCCGTAGTCAGTTCCCAGGTGTCCAGAAACGAACGATCCATTGCCCGCGGCCGCGCATCCCCACCCGACAGCAGCGGCACCCTCCCCAGAGCACGTCGACGTCTTGCCGAGCGCGACACTTCCGATTTGGGCGCCGCTCGTCGAACAGGTCTCGCCCATCGCGACGGAACTGGGGCTGTCCGCCACGCAATCATGCCCGATCGCCACCCCATTGAGGTCCGATGCTATGCAACCATCCCCGATCGCCACTCCGCCGTCAGCAGATGCAACAGCGGTCAGCCCGATCGCCACCGCTTCATCCCCCGATGCCGTGACGTTCTTGCCAACAGCAAGTGCGCAGACCCCAGACGCCGTCGCACCCGAGCCAAGTGCAACAGCACCAACCCCCAAAATGGGATCGTTCACGTTCGCCACATCGCCCGCCACGCACCCAGCTCCCGCAGCGAGTGAATCCTGCCCCACGGCCTGGCTGTTCCAGCCGAATGCGGTGCTGTTCGTGGCCCTGTTTGCGACATCCCATTGGGCGCCACCGCACCCACCAGCACGGAAGGCCCCAAGCAACTTGTCGAAGAAGATTCGGTGGACACCTCGCGATGGAGTCGGGCCAGTCACCCGGCTTTCCATCGAGTCCGACCCATGCACCCACGAAGCGCCCGCGACGTTCTGATCCGCACCATCGTCCTGCGCCCCGTTTTGCGCCTCGTCGAAGGACGCAATGAGCTTCTGCGTGCTCACGGGGTCCGCGTCACGGAAGAACCACGCCTTCGTGAGCCGCTTGAGCCACTGCCATACCGACCAGTGCAGCCAGTTCTGCCGCTGCCAGTCCGGGATCTCGGCAACCCAGCCGGTCTGGCGCTTGCCTAGCAACGGCTCGTTCACGGTCGCGCCGCCGTTGGTTGCCCAATCGGCCAGGTTCTCAGTCGGGCCGCCGCCCATGAGTGGCTTGGGATCAAGAGCCATCGTCTACCTCACACGAGACTGGCATAGGTGCCGCCTCCTCCTGGGGCCCCGGCGAAGCCGTGCGCATTGGGCGCTCCGACGTAGCCAAAGGGCGTCGCGTTCGCGTTGATGAGCAGGAACTCCACCGTTGCCGATCTCGCCCTATTCAAGAACGCCTTGAGATCAAGCGCAACGGCGCCAGTGAGGACCGGGTCGTTGACCACGGCCAACGAGAACGCAAGGGGGGGCGATTCCACGTTCAACTGCGTGATTGCCGTGCCGAAGACCTCGCAGAAAAGCCGAGCGATTTCAATGATCTCGTCCGGCCAGCCGTGCGACCGGAGGACCAGCATCTCGATGCCGATCTTGGCCTTGTAGAGCGCGTCCGATTCGCCCACCAGCCGTTGCCGGCCGCAATACTGACCAAGAAGGTCGAACTGCGGGTTCATGTCAGGCAGGGTCTTGACCATCGCCGTGTCGAAGAACCGGTAGAAGATGATGGCGCTCAGCACGTCCTCAACGTGCTGTGTGCGGATCGTGAAGACGCGAAGCAGGTACTCGATGAACGGCTTGTCGACCAACTGCGCCGGCAGGCGCTGCTTGGCGTCGATCTGGTGCGTGGTGATCGGCTGGCTCATGTGATGTGGATGTCCCCATCGACGATGGTCAGGATCTTCATGGCCGCCCAGGTCAAGTCGGTCGTGTCCGCGAGCCAGGCCGGGTTGTGAAGCGAGTTCTTGGCGATGCCGACGTCGTAATCCGTCTTGCCGGGGGCGGCCTGTACGATGGCGACCGCCACCTGTAGGTAATCGACGATCCCGCCGATCAAGACCGTCTCCTCGAATGCGAGGATGGCCGCCTTGATGGCGGCGATCTCCGTTGCCGTGGCGGCCGGCGTGAGCACGGCCGTCACATTCCAAGGCTCCGAGATCGCCACCTCATAGGCAATGGGTTGCTCGTGGCCAGCCGTGTCGCGCGTCTTTGTTGCGACCAGCCCCTGCGCAAGGGCCCCGTCCGTCTTGCCATGCCAGATCGCCGCGGCGATGGCCTCCTCCACGCTCCCGAGCGTGGGAAAAGCCGGCAGCGCCGTGTGAGCCGGCACCGGCCACACGATGCACCGGATGGCCTTGCCGAGGGTGCCCGCGGCATCTGTCGTAGTGGGGTCCACATAGTAGGCCGTGTTCTCAAGCACCAGCACTTGCGCAACGCCGGCGATAGCGAGCAGTTGGGCGCGCAGCGCATCGATTGGGCTTTGCCCCGGCCCCGAGAAGGACTGCTTCATGCGGACGAGCGCCTCAGAGTCCGTCTCCATGTTCGTGCCCGGCGTCGCCGCAAGCGCATTTGTGACCGTGTCCCAATTGGCAACGGCTGTGACGATCGTCGTGATCGTGCCAGCCGTCGCCGCCGTCGCAGTGTCCGGCCCCATCTCGATCGCCGTCGCTGTCACGTCCCGCGAGCCCGCCGCAGGGAAGACCAAATCCGCGTCGGTCGAGTAGATGGCCCCGAGCCCATCGATCTGCGTCACGGCCACGAGCGACCCCGCAGGCACAGTCATCGCCGCCGTCGCGTGAAGCGTCAACGTCACCGCGCTCGGCGTCGCGGGCTTGACCGAGATGCCTGCCATCCGAATCGCACGCATGAACGAGACGCCGGTCGCTGTCTGCGGGTACGCGCCGAAGTAGGCCGCCTCCACGTTCTCCTGGAGGAGGGATTCACGCTCGGCAAGGATGCCGATGAGTGCGCCTTCGGGGCTGGCCGGATCGTCGGTCAAAAGGTCGGGCGCGCTGAGTGCGAGCTTGAGCGCCGCCCCCATCTCGGACACGATGTCGTCCAGCGTTTGGATCGTAAGTCCCAGATCCGAATAGAGAAACGAACTCATGACCACGCCTCCGTCATCACCAAGACCTGCCCGTCATCCAACAGCGCCGTGAAGGTGAACGTCGCCGTCCTGCTGACGCTATCACGAACGAGAGCAAAATCGGTGATCGTCGTGACGCCGGCCGTCCCGAGAATCGTGGCCTTGATCTCTGCCGAAATCTGGCTGTCCGTCGCCCCCTTCTTCCAAATCACCCCGAAGTAGTCCATCCCCGCGTCCTCATCGAGGAACCATTCGGTGCGAATGAGCCGGAGCCGCATCCGGAGGTGTTGCGCGATTGCCTCGTTGCCCGAGAGGATCTTGAGCGTGCGGCCGGTCGTCTTGTTCTCGATCGTGAGGTCGCCGCCAACCACATCGAGCGCAAGGGTTGATGTGCTCATGCCGACCTCACAACCGAAGTGCCCGTCGTGATCGTCCCGTCGACGTGCGAGAGCGTCGTCAGCGGGTTGACAATCTGGTAGCGCGCATCAAGGGCAATCTGCAAGGGCGCGGTCGTCGGGACTCCGCCCGTAACCGTGGTCCCCTCCGTGATCTGCACCGGATCGGTCTGTCTGGCCAGCGTGATCGTCGGAGATGCGCCAGCCCGCCACGACACCGGCAAGCACACCGCAAACGATGGATGGTTCTGCGCGACCGTGTCCGGGTCCATCGTGGCGCCTGTCGCGATCGTCGTGCTGGAGTCAAACTTGGTCCACACGATGAGGACCTCGTCGCCGGCATGGAGGTCCCATTGCAGGACCGGCGCCCCCTGCCCCCCAGGCCAGAGCACCCGCGCATGCGGGATGGCAGCCATCAGGACCCCAACCCGATTGCCGTTCTCGTCGGTCTGCCAGATCTTCGGGTAGGCCTGCACCGAGGCAAACTTGCCATCGGCACTGACCGACACGATGCGCCCCACCGCAGCCGTGTAGAAGTCGTCGAGTGCATCGGCGATGGCAGCCTGCGCCAACCCCATTGCCGCATCGCCGAAGTCCTCAAGTAGCCCGATATCTTCGCTTCCGCTCATAGGGCCCCCATGACCACAACCGACTTCCAGTCCTCGCCGCGCGTGTCGCCCGAGTGTTGGACCTCCAAGACCCGGTAGTCCCCGTCTTGCTCTTGCCCCTCCTGCAGACGCACGCGACGACCGACCCGCAACCCAGGGTTGAGGAAACATGTCCGCTGAATCCGAGACATCCGATGTTTGATGAGGCCAGAGGACTGCTGTGCCAACTTCTTCTTCTTCCTGCCTTGCCAGCGCGGAACGGCATCCTCGACGTCCCCCGGGATGGCGAGCAGTCCGGTCTCGGGCGAGAGGACCACCACCGGCTCCATGTTCGCGGCACCGATGCGCAGCAACTGGAGGGTGCCATCCTGAATGCTCCATTCGAGGTCGAGCGTGCGGCACAAGACGTCAAGATGCTGTGACGCCAGGCCAGTCAACACAGCCCCCCCCGCGTAGACACCCGAGACGAGATCGGTCTGCAACTTGGGGATCGGGAGGCCGAGGGCCTGCGCAATCGCCTGCACCGCGACCCAGCGCGGAGTCCCCGCGGCAAAGGACTTGTTGATGTACGCCCGCGAGAAGGCCTTCTCCGCGTCGCGGGCCGTCACATGGCTTAGGACATCCCCTCCGTCGCGCGTCGCCCTATAGGGGCCGCGCTGCCCGCGTGGGCGCCCCCAGCGCTCTGTTGTCGCATGGGTGATTTCGCCAATGAAGATCGTCGAGGCGTTGCCAACGTACCCAGCTTCGAGGCGAACCGAAGCCCCCGTTACCGTCAACTCGGACCGAGAGGCCTTCGTCAAGTTCGCGATCGAGATTTCGGCCTTGTTCGGCTTGGACTTCTGGTTCTTCGTGATCGTGAACCGGAGGTCAAACTCGTCAGGCCCGCACTCCCATCGGTGGTCGCCGACCACGAGCGCCGCGTACCTGATCCAGTTGTGGTAAGTGCTCAAATCAACTCCGCATAGACGAAGATCCACTCGGTTCCAAAGCCCTCTTGGGTCGGCTCTCCCTTTCCGTTGACGTCGAGCATGTAGAAGTCGCCCTGAGGCAACCCGTTGATGTTGAAGTCCGCAAGGGCGGGACGGTTCGCCCGCAAAGGACAACCGAGCACAAGCGGAAACGTATTGGTGTCGAACACATCAAGAATCCCGACCTCTTCGCGGCCGTTCCATCGGATCTGCAAGATGAAGTCGGCGCCATCGAGCGTCACGCGGTAACTGGCCCGCGGCTGCACCCCCGTCGCGATGTTAAGTGTTTGAATGCTCAAAAGAAACTCCGGTTGGTCAAGGGAACACTGATCCGATCATGGCCATCGCCTGGAAGTCCAACCGATGATGGAAGCGGGCGCGCCGCATGTGGGATCTCCCACTCGTCGACCAGCGTCCGCCTCAGCAACCCACCGGACATCGCATCAGCAGGTGCCGGGCGTGGAAATCCCCTGAACTGCTCCTCTGGCACAATCGTCATGACGCCGTTCTGCACCGGCCCCGACCAGATCCGCTTCTCGCCATCCACCATCCCCTCGAAGACACCAGTTGTGGGCCTCCAGACTCCGTAAGCCTGCGGCTTTCGACTGATCTTGTGCTTGAGCGGCTTCTTGACCTTCGGAACCAGGATGGTCAATGCGCTCGTCCGCCGAACGTGCCGCAACGTCAGCGCGATCGGGAGGCTGCCAGCGCTGTGCCAGGACCGGGTGAAGTCGAGCCCCGTGATGTAAAGCTCCGCGGCGTTGTCCATGTCCGACGTCAGGACGATCTCTTTGCGCGTCCGACGCGCATCCGTCAACAGCTTCATGACCGTCGCGCACCGCTGGTCCGACGCGCAAAGCGGCCACATCCCCTCCTCCAACGGCGTGTTCGACACCACAAGCCGAAGTCGGTACTCGACGGGCCGAAGCACGATGTGGTCCCCCACCGGCTCTCCCGTCTCAACGGGGTACTCGGGCGCGTTGCACTCGAAGGACGAATGCAACTCCTCGCACAGGTCGAACTGGATGCGTTGGATCGTCAAGGCATCCGGCTCGACGATCTGGATCGAGACGTGCGTTGCGTTCATTGCGGCCTCGCCTTGGTCGCGCGCTTGCCCTTGCCAACGGCGTCACGGAGGTAGCCTGTCAGTTTGCGAGCGAACTCCTCATAAACGGCCTGATTCACACCACTTGGGTCTGAAGTGTTGATGTTGATGTTGATGTTCCCGTTCACGCCAACAACCTGTCCCTGGTCCCAATCGCGTAAAACGTGCTCACGCTCCCCCAGAACGCTTCCGAAGGTGTCGCGCTCCGACGCTTTTCCGCCCACGCCACGGACTCCCAAGTGCGCCGCCGACGACAAAAGCGACAGGGCACGATCGTTCTCCCCCGACAGGGTCACGTCACCAGCAATCCCACGCACACGCCGCAGATTCGCCGCCTTCTCCAACGTCATGTCAGACGAATACATCGCGCGCAGCAGATCGCCACCGCCCTGGACGAAGTTCGCGCCCTTGATGGCGGCCAGTGCCACCCCCCCCCCAACGCTCTGCGCTACGCCCAGGACCCCGACCACTCCAGCCGCCAGGAGATCAATGGTCTGGAGCAACGGCTGCAGAGAACTGTTCGCCTTGCCTCCTGCCTCCCCCGCGGCATTGAGCGCATGAACAAGGTCCAGTTCGAACCCAGTCGTCAACCTCGCAACAGCAACTCGAAGATCCGACACCGATTCGCCGAGTTCCTGCCCCAGCGCGATCTTCAGGTTCCCCATTTTCGCCGCAGCAACAGAAGCAGCGTGCCCCAACCGCCCCGCCCCCGTCGTCTGCGCCTTGAACCGATCATCATTCGACAACAGAGCGTCATGCAACTCGCGTTCGAAGGTGAGAAATGTCTTGAGGTTTTCCGGCTCCAGGATCTGCAGCCCCCCTCGAAGGGCCTCTTGTCGAGAGAACAGGTTCAGGAACGCGCGCTGCGTCTTGGTTACCTCCTTGAGCTTGATCAACGTGCCGACGATGCCACCTTCGGCCCTCAGCATCTCAAGGCCCGTCTTGTAGCCGGCCTGATGGACGGCGCCGATTAGACGCTTCTTGTCCTGCACCAACTCAAGCATGATGCGCAAGCCCTGCGTGCCGGCCTGCTGCGACGTCCCGGACACCTGCGCAAGGGTCCCTGCCCATGCGACCATCTCCTCGCGAGCGATGCCAAGCGGCCCCCCAAGGGAAGCCATCTTCTGCATCGTTCCGACCAACTCGGGCAAGCGCAACGTCCCCTTCGACACGGCGGCCATGAGGAGGTCCGCCGATCGCGTGAACATCGGGATCGTCGTGTCGCCGTAGGTCTTCGTGAAGCTGTGGATGGCGTGCATTGCCTCATCGGTGGATGCTAGACCGACCTTCGCCAACTTCGCGACGGTCTTCACCCGCTCGAAGTTGTCGGCGTGTTGACCAAAGGCCGTCTCGACCTGGTAGCCCGCCTCGACCATCTGCATGGCAGACAGGCCAAGGTGTGCCCCGAGGGCCATGTATTGTCGTCCCATCGCATTGAGGTCTTGCGGCTTGTTGGGATTCAACGTGGCGATCTCACCAAGTTTTTTGGAAAACTCAGCCGCCGCGTCCGCAGCCGCATAGATGTCGTCCTTGACCGCGCGCAACGCGCGCAAGCCATGCATCCCCAACCAGAGCGCCCGGAAACCCAGCACACCATTGTGCAGGCTCTTGACCGAGTCGTTCAACTGCTTGACTCCCACGCGCGCCTTCGCAACACCGCTCAAGTCGGTGCGGAAGGAGACGCGGACGATGAGGTCGCGAAGGGTCTGCATGGCTCACTCGCTCCGCGCACGAAGCTCGCGAACCAGAAGGTACTCCCCCAGGTCAGCCAGCGTCCAGCTTTCGCGCAGCTCGCGGAGACCCACGTTGCTCTCGAACACGGGGAGCCAGGCGTAGGCGGGCCACTCGCCAGCATCAATGAGATCGGTCAGGGCGTCGCGGGGGACTCCGGAAGCCGTTCCACGCTTGGCAGAAAGGAACTCGATGGCGCGACGAAAGGGCCGAAGTGGACCTCTCCGGCCCACGCGAGCACCTCGATCAGCAATCCGAAGTTGCCTGAGAAGAGGGTGTCCTGGCTGGTCGGTTGCCCGTTCTCCGTGAGCGCGAAGAGCATCTTCCCCGACATCTCCTGCAGGTCGTTGTCCTGCAACGTCGAGCACAGCATCGCCACGAGCTGGCCGGGCAGGGCCTCCTCGGCGTTCTCCGACAAGCCCCGTACCAGATGAAGCCACGGCGCAAAGGTCCGACCCCAGCGAACGAAGCATGGGATGGCCTCCTGAAGGCGCAGCGGCTCCAGCGAGAACCGACGCCCACGAATCGTCTTGCTCTGCACGGCCATTCAGGATCTCCTACTGCGCGTAGTTGCCGCCAGCGAAGTGCACCGTCAGCGGCCCCTTGAACACCCATTTCCGCTCGCCCACCTTGTTGCCGTACTCGACATCGGCTACAGCCTCGATGCGGGCGGTCGGCATCGTGATCATCGTCGTTCCGAGGATGTCCTTGCCCAGAATCTGGACAACGCCGCCATTGGGATCAAGCAACATCGCCGCGTGGCACAAGGACAACTTGTCGTTCTCGTCGCTGGTCTGCATCAGCGTGATCTCGAGCGAGCCGGCCTGCACGTAGGACTTCACGAAGTGGGCGATCTCGCCGCCAAGACCCTGCGCTTGCTCGACCGTCTTCGCATCCGCCTTCCATGAGATGACGGTGCTCTCTGCCCACCCAGAGATCTCCGTGGGGACCATGCCGAAACTCGGCGGCTTCGGCGCGATGACGAGCTTGAACCCCTGGAGCGAAACGGGCTTGATCGTATTGGCCATCGATGTTCTCCCGAGCTACTCGCTCAGCGTGCCGTTGACGACGAGCTTGTGGACCGCGCCCGCCAAGGTGGCCGAGAACGAGAGGTGCAGCTCGCGTGCCGCCTTCAGGATCGGATCGACATCTGCGGCGACAGGGACCGTGACCGACGATGTGCCGGGGGCGATACCGCCGACCGACTCGCCCAGGGCGAGGCGCGACATGATGACGCCCTCGAACTGCGTGATGCCGCCATCGGTGTAGGGGATCTTCTTCGGACTCGCTGCCGCGAGGAGGTCGACGATGTCGGCCTGCATGTTGATCTGCAGCCAGCCAACGAAGCGGGTGGTGTCGATCCACTCGTCGGCGATCGTCTTGCCCTGTGCGGTCATCGCGAGCGATCCGTACTTGGTGAAGTAGTTGCACTTCGCCGCGTCGAGCGTCGCGATGTCCGTCGACAGGAAGACGTCATCCGTCATGTCGTCGGGCTGGAGGAACTTCCACGTCTCCGACCCCGGCTGCGTCGTCGCAGCAACCCCGATGACACCCGCATTGAGCCACTGCGGGCCAGGAGTCACGTCGGTCTGGATCGCGCCCGTCGACGAGGCCCCACCCGTGTCAGCGTACCCCGAGATCTCGATGAGCGTGCCGTGCGTCGCAGTGATGACGATCACGCGGTCGTTTTCTGTCCCACCGGCAACGCTCGTGGGAACAGCACTTGCGACGCCGGGCTTCAGCGCGATCTTGGCCGCCAGAAGCGCCAGCATCGCGTCACTCGTGGTCGCCCACGCCGCCGCCGCCGTCGCGCTCCCGTTGACGTTGC